CGCAGAAAAACGCCTAGAACTGCTGCGGAAAGGCCAGCTTGCGACATTACAAGCCTATGCCGATGCGGTGGCAGAGGGCGAGGAAGCAGCCGCCGAGATGGCGGAAAAACACGTTGAAAGGTTGCGCGACGTCCAGGCGGCGTATGACAGCGTGCGCGGCTCCATTGATCCGCTCCATGCCGCCTATCAGCAATACGGCGATGCAATCGGCGCGGTCAACGCAGCGCTCGAACAAGGGACTATTACAGAGCAGCAAGCGTCATCGGACCGGGCTCGCCTGATCGGTCAACTGCAACAGACGCAAGATGAACTCAGCGGCATGAAAGATTTGATGAATTCGCTAGAACAATCAATCTCCACGGCGTTCGGCGAATTCATTACCGGATCGGCATCGGCTGGGGACGCCTTCAAGCGATTAGCGTCCACCATCATTCAAGAGTTAATTCGGATTGAGATTCAAAACGCCAAGGTTGGCAAGGCCAGCCTGATCGGCTCGCTGTTCAAAGGCATTGGCGGGCTTCTCGGTGGCTTAGGCGGCGGAGGCTTTGGTGCTAGCGCGGCGCTTGGGGCAAGCGGCGCTGGCGTTATGGCAAGCGGTGGGTTTGTGCCGTTCATCGGCCCAGGCATGGCGAAAGGGGGCGTTTTTAGTGGCGGCAACGTCACGCCATTCGCCCGCGGCGGCGTCATCAACCGGCCAACGCTGTTTCCGATGGCAAAGGGCGCAGGTTTAATGGGCGAGGCCGGCCCGGAAGCGATCATGCCGCTGACTCGCGGTCCAGACGGCAAACTAGGCGTTGCTGGCGGAGGCACCAGCGTCAATGTTAATATTATCAATCAAGCCGGGGCAGAGGTTGAAACCCGCCAAAATGGGCCGGATATTGACGTCATCATCCGTAAGGCCGTGGCGTCCGATATTGCAGGCGGTGGGCAGATATACCGGGCCATAGGCCAACGGTTCGAAACCAGCACGCGGTTGACCAGGAGATAGACCCATGGCGACTTGGCCAGTCAGCTTGCCGCAATCCATGGAAATGGACGTATCTGACAAAATGCAAATGGCGTTTCTGCGAACCGAAATGGACGCGGGGCCGCATAAGCAGCGCACCCGGTTTACAGCGGCGGCGCGTTACATCAGCGGCACCATGGTATTAAGCCAAGCGCAGCGGCAGACCTTCGACGCCTTCTACACGGCAACGCTGGGCTATGGCGCAGACTCGTTTACTTGGTACGATCCGGTTGACGGCGCGGCGGTTCATATGCGGCTGATAAATACGCCGGACTTCCAAGCCATTCGACACGGCGGCACGGGGGTCATCGGCAAGGCGTTTGGCCATTGGCGCGTGTCGCTTTCGCTAGAGATTTTGCCCACCATAGCGGCTACTATTCCGGTTCCGGTGGCATCTATTGATGTCGCCGCGTTAGTCCCAACTGTTACGGTGGTTTAGATGGCCAGGACAATATCAGCGGCGGCGCTGTCCGCGCTATTGGCGCAACAAACCAAGCAGGTATTTTTGACGCTGTTGGATATTTCGCACAGCGGCTTCGCGAACACGTTTCATTTCGTCAACAATCCGGTGCCGATTGTGAGCAATGGCAGCATTTACCAGCCGTTTCCGTTTATGCTAGATTTGCCAGAGGATACCGCCGAAAGGCCACCGCGGGCCAACCTCGTGGTCGGCAACGTAACGCGCGAGATCATGGATGAAATCAGGACGATAAGCGCCAATGAGCGCATTCGCGTTGACTTCCACGTGATTATGGCCAGCGAGCCAGACAATTATGTTGACACATTTGCAAACTACGAGTTGCAAAACATCAGTTATGACGCCTTGACGATCCAAGGCGAGTTGATCCTAGGCGACTTCCTAACGGAGCCGTTTCCGCCGGATCGGTTCACGCCCAACCTTTTCCCGGCATTGTTCTAGATGGCGCACTGGTCTACACATTACATCGGCATTCCGGTTGCTTTGCTAGGTGACAGCAAGGCCGGTGTGGATTGTTGGGGATTGGTGCGGCTAGTTTACCGCGAAGTGTTTGGCCTTACAGTGGAGCACCACAAAGCGCACCTCGCCGCAGCGCATCGCGGCGTAGCGATTGATACCGCTGATTTTGCGGCCATCACAGAGCCGACTATCGACCCCGTTGACGGTGATGTCTTGCATATGTGGTCGATTAGGGACGGCGTGAAAACGCCAAATCATATCGGCCTAGTGGTGGGAAATAAGACTAAGATTCTGCATGTGCAAGAGCGCGTTGGTTCTGTTATCATGGACGTCTCACGGTCGCCGAACACATGGCGACCGATCCAGTATTATAAGAGGCCAGGGCGTTGAGTATCGTTGCCGCAACTACCACAATAGCGCCAGCGCCGACAACCTACCGCGTTATTGCGCGCCCTAGCCCGTTTTCAGAACGCACTGTTGCCTTTGATCTATCGCCAGACCAAACAGTTGCCGACGCCATAGAGCGCGCCAGCGCATTTCCCGGCATGACGTATCAGGCATGGATCCATGATAGCCCGCTAAACGGCGCGCTGCACCATCGCATTCGCCCGAACGCTGGCGCGACGCTATATCTAAAGCCGACGCTGCACGATCCTGCCAGCTTAGTCGCTTTGACAGCAACCGCATTAAGTGTGAGCACGGCAACCGCCACAATTATTGTCAACGTCGGCCTGGCGCTAATATCAACGGCACTTAGTCTGATTACATCGCTGCTCTTTGCGCCGAAAGCCCCAGAGATCGCGCGCAATCCCGATGAGCCGACTGTCTACAACATCAGCGGCGCGCGTAACTCCGCCCAGCCGTTCGCGGTTATCCCTAGCGTCCTAGGGAAGGCGCGCTTCGTGCCGCCTTATGCCGGTCTGCCCTACACCGAGATTGTTGATAACGATCAATATCTACGTCTGCTGGTGGTGTGGTCTTATGGCACTTGCCGGATTAGCAGTCTCAAAATTGGTGAGACGGCCATAGACGATTATCAGGACATTGAATATGAGCACGTTACCAACGACCCCGGGCTAGGTGAAGCCGAAGAGATCACATTATACCCCGATCAGGTCCGTCAAGAGGACTTGTCAATTGCCTTTGACCAGGACAATTCAGGCGGATACAGCGCTTGGCAAGAACGCACGACGCCAATTGAGACCGATGAGATCGGGATCACGATCACCTGGCCGCAAGGGCTCACACGCTACGCCAGCAGCGGCAAGCGCCTTGATTTTACTACGCACATCCAGGCTGAATATAGCGTGACCGGCGCGGCGTCCTGGACGTCATTCGCCGATGAAGATGTTGTTGCTCATACGGCCCAGCCGCTGCGGCGGTCATGGCGCACCACGGTTACGCGCGGGCAGTACGACGTGCGGGTGCGGTATCGTTACGTCATCGGCGCCACGCTAGAAAACCCGGACGGGGTTAGGGCAACGGCGACCTGGACGGCATTGCGCTCGTTCAAGAATGAAGACCCTATACAGCTTGCTGGCCTAGCCTATACTGCTATCCGGGTGCGCGCTACCGATCAGCTAAACGGCGTCCTTGATCAAATCAACGCAGTTATTGAGCGAAAGATTCCGGCCTTCGATGGCGTCGATTGGAGCAATGAGGGCTATTCCCGAAACCCCGCCGACATTTACCGCTATATCTTGACGGCGGATGAGAACAAGCGGGCGCTTGGCGTTGCCAGCATAGACGACGTTGCCTTAGCGGCATGGTGGCAGTATTGCGACGATAACGCATTTACCTATGGCCACGTGATCGACTTCGACATTTCCATATGGGATTTGCTGGTGCAGATCGCGTCGGCGGGGCGTGCGACGCCAAGCGTTGTTGATAGCAAATGGGGCGTTATCGTTGACACCTATCGAGACACGGTAGAGCAGCACTTCACGCCGCGAAATACCTGGAATTATGTGGGCCAGCGGCTATGGCCTGAGCAGCCGCACGGCTTCCGGGTGCGCTTCGTCAACGAAGCGCGGGACTACATGACGGATGAGATGACCGTTTACGACGACGGTTACAACGCGGGCAACGCCTCGATCTTCGAGGCGCTGGAACTGCCGGGCGTGCAAGGTTCTGACCAGGCATATGTGATCGCGCGGCAATTTCTGGCTATGGCGCGGCTTCGCCCGGAAATCCATACGTTCGATGTTGATATTGAAAACCTCATTGCTACGCGGGGCGATAGGATCAAGTTCAGCCATGACGTCCCGCTGATCGGTAGCGGCTATGGTCGTGTCATTCAGGTTGACGGTCAGGTTATAACGCTTGACCAAGAAGTGACCATGGCGAGCGGTAGCAATTACTCGTGTCGCTTCCGCCTCGCCGATAACAGCACGTTGCTGCGGTCCGTTGTTCTGGCGATTGGCACGGTGACGCAGATCACGCTAAGCGGCTCGGATGCGATTGCGACAACGCCAAGCGTCGGTGATCTTTTTATGTTTGGCCCCGTTGGTGCCGAGACGCTTGACCTCATCATTGCAAGCATCAACCCCGGTCGCGACTTGACTGCAACAATTGAATGTTACCCGTATTCGCCTGAAATTTTTGAGGCGGCAACGTCAATCCCAGAATTCGATAGCAAGGTCAGCTTGCCACTAACCCGCTCCATGCTAGGGCCGGCGAACCCGGCCATCACAGACGTGGTGTTGGATGAGCGGGCTTTGACCAGGACGGCACTAGGCGACCTTCTGCCGGGGATCAACGTATTTTTCCGCCGCGGCGTTTCAGACCCTGCGGCGGATGGTAGGCAATACACATTGGCGGAAAACTTTCGCGTTAGGTGGCGCGAGTCCGGTAGTGCTGACGGCTATTCATACAGCCCTATGCTGCAAGATGCGCAGGCGTATTTGATCCAGGGCGTTGAAAACGGCGAAGCATACGACATCGGCGTTCAGGCATATGACCGGTATGGGGCCAGTAGCGAATGGGTGACGCTGCAAAATCAGACAGTTCTCGGCACCACGGCTGCGCCGACTACGCTCACCAGCTTCGTGGCCAACACGACCGGCGATCAGACTTATGTGATCTGGTCGTATGATGATATTCCGATTGACGTGATCGCTTACGAAATCCGCTACCACTCAAGCCAAGGCGTGACGAACTGGGCTACGATGACGCCCATCGCGTCTAACATCCCTCGCGACGCTCGCTCCTATGCGGTGCCGTCGCGACACGGCACCTACGCCATTAAGGCTATCGACGTTAACGGCACTCGTTCGGAAACCGCGCTATATGCCAATGTAGGTTTGTCCGACCCGAAAACATATTACACCGCAGCTACAAACACTGATGCGCTTACGGGCGGCACTTATATTGATACGGTCCTAAACGGTGATGGCGATATAGAGTTAGATGTTGATGCGGCTGGCGATTTCGTGCCTATCGGATACTACGAGTTCGCCGCGGCGACCGATTTGGGCATGGTCACAAGCGTTAGGCTTATCTCGAACATCAGCTCCAACATTCTTGACACCGGCAGCTATATGGCCGATTGGGCGACCCTAGCAGCGGTGACAAGCCTTGATGGCGGTATCAGTCCAAACGATGTCCAAGTGACAATGCAAGTCGCTATCTCCACCGTGGATAGCGCCTCGCCATCTTATGGCGATTGGCAGCAATTCGTCGTTGGCGAGTACACTGCACGACATCTCAAGTTCCGGGCGGTCCTGGAGACCAGGGACGTTGGCTTTAGCCCGACGGTGGAGGCGGCTTCAGTGGTCATGCAGCTAGAGGATCTTATCGTTAGCGAAGAAAACATTTCTTCGGGGACTTCGTCCTATAACGTCACGTTCGCGCCTGCATTCTTTGCGCTGAAGTCGATCACGATCTTGCCGCAAGACATGGCAACCGGCGATTATTATACCATCACCAGCAAGGCGCGAACGGGCTTCACGATTACGTTCTACAATAGCGGGGCGACCGCCGTTGATCGAACCTTCGACTATCAGGCATATGGATACGGGCGGGAAAGAACATGAGCCAATATGATTTTGGAACAATAGACCCTTCAACTAAGTCTGGAACGGGCCTAGCCAGCGACCTAAACTCATGGCGGACGGCGCTGCATTCGCTCCACAGTGGCACGTCCCGGCCTAGCTATGCGGTGGCCGGCACGCTCTGGATCGACACCACGGCTTCCCCGTGGTCGCTCAAAATTTATGACGGCTCTGACGATATTGTGGTGGGCACGATCAACGCCACCAGTAACGAGTTTTCCGTCACGATAAATGACAGCGCCGTGACGACCGCCAAGTTGGCTAGTGGCGCGGTGACTGTGGCAAAGTTTGCAACGGTAGCGGGCAACGCGGGGAAACTGGTTGCCTACGACGCAAGCGGTGTTCCGACAGTTGTTGCGGCGGGAACTGATACTTACCCGCTGGTTTCCAACGGCTCGTCCCTGGCGGCGTTCGAGCAGCTCGCCACGGGCGGTATTGCCGACGCCGCGGTGACGGTCGCCAAGATCAGCGCCGCAGGGTCAACCGCTGGGCAGGTGCTTACGTCAACTGGAAGCGGGACTGCGCCTGCATTTCAGGCCCTAAGCGCTGCTATTCCGGCACACCTATCGGTTGGGTCATATGCTATTTTGGTAAATAGCAGTAGCTCTGTCAACATGACAGCCGGGTCTTCATACACATCCAATTTGCGATACGGCGTGACGCTAACTTCTGGCATTTTTGGTGTAGTTCAGAGCGGCAGTTCGCTAACGACCGGAACAGCAATCAGTGGCCAGACTTGGATGTGCATGGGAAGTGGTGTGCGGAGTCGGGAGGGCGGCGGCGATCCTTCCTATACTTTCTCCGCAGGTCTGTTTTTGAGGACTGCATGATGCAGGACGAGCGCAGCATAATCGACTGGACCGCTGTGACAATCGCAGCAGGAACTTTTTTCGAGTTCCTGCCTGCAATCAGCGCTCTTTTGTCGGTCATCTGGCTGTCGCTACGCATATACGAGACAGATACCGTTCAGCGCCTGCTGGGTCGCGTGAGAAGCGAGGAGAAGTAACCGCTGATGGACGGGGCAATTGATATCAAGCTGATGCTGACGCTCGCCGGGATGCTGGTGAGCGTCGTCAGTGCAGCGGCTATAGCAAAACGCGAGATAAAGCTGCTGGCTGATCAGGCGCACGACATCGAGACCCGCTTGCGCAAGCTGGATCAGCGGGTTGACAGGTTAGAAAACGTCGTCGATACGACACAGCACCGGATCGGCATCCTGGCTGGCATGTCGTCACCTGATACGATGGAACGCCGGCATCGAGAGGTCGAGCGCCTGCGTGTCGAGGTCGATCAGTTAAAACGCGAGGTAATGAAATGATTGGCTCTTTGGTCAGCACATTGGTTGGCCCGATCACCGGGCTACTAGATAAGTTTATCCCAGACGCCGACATGAAGGCGAAGCTGGCGCATGAGATCGCAACCATGTCGGCAAGGCAGGCGCACGAGTCGGCGATGGCGCAGATCGAGGTCAACAAAGCCGAAGCGTCTCACCGCAGCGTATTTGTGGCAGGCTGGCGACCATTCACGGGCTGGTGCTTAGGGGCTGCCCTCTGTTGGCATTTTATTTTACAGCCTTTTGTGCTATTCTGCGCAACGCTGGCTGGGCACGAACTACCGCCGCTGCCAGCATTTGACATGGACAGCCTGTTGACCGTGTTGCTTGGGATGCTAGGTCTAGGCGGTCTTCGAACTTTTGAAAAATCCCGCGGCGTCTCAAAATAGGAGCAGCTACCATGGCCGTCACGATCACCCTTTTCAACCACACCGCCCAGTTGTTTGCGAGCGGCGCGAATAGCAGCAGCGATACCTACAAGATCAAGCTGTACAGCGCGCTGACGCCGGACGTGACTGACACGACGCTTGCTGAAGTCGATGCTACCGGAACCGAGGCAACCACCGGCACCGGCTACACCGCAGGCGGGCAGGCTCTGGCCAACGTCGCGGTGACTGCGGTCACGACGAACGACGCCAAGTTCGATGCCGATGACGTGGTTTGGACCGCTTCAGGCGGCTCGATTGCGGCGGCATACGGCGTCATCTACAACGACACCGACACCAACGATCCGCCGCTCGCCGTTATCAATTTTGACGGTACGCAAACAGCGACAGATGGCGCTGATTTCACCGTCGCTTGGAATGCGAGCGGCATCTTCACGTTTACCTATAGCTGATGTTGGTAGGAATGATGGTGGCATACGCGAACAGGCAGACCTATCGGATATTCAACTTTCGCGATAAACTCATTATCGAGTTTGAAGCAGATATATTGGATGAAGATTTAGGCACGACGGACAAGATCACGAAGCAGCTTGTTCTTACCGACGACATGCAGATGCCGGTGGAGCACCTTACAGACATGGCTATTCTAAAAATGGCTGAGTACGAACAGTCTTTTGTGAGTGAATAGACATGGCTATTTACTGGGTTGATCCCTATATCGAGGCAGACATTGGCGGCATTCACGGTACTACAGATACAGTGTCTCGTAGCGGCACCTATGCTGCACCATGGGCCATCACTGACATTATTGGGTCGTCAGCGACGGACACCAATTCAAAGATCTATGGGCTGAGCAACGGAGACGAAGTCAGGCTGAAGGGCTTGGCAATGTCATCATATCTTATAGACGCTGGCACGTTTTACTCTAATTCAAACTATACTTACGCGCGCAAAAGCGGCGAAACCGCACCGTCGGCATGGTCAAGTGCTAGGTCAGCTAGGGCGGCGTCGGGGAGAAACTGGGTAACAATCTTTAATAAGACGCATACAGACACATTTGCTGTGGCGGACTCAGACGGCAATAAACCTTATTTTGCATTTCAAATTTGGGACAATAATAGCGATGACGTTTTGCGATTCGTTTCAGGTTACAACTATTTCGGACAAATAGCCCATAGATTTATTTCTCCATACAATAATTCTTCAGCAACAACTCTTAATATGCAAATCATTGATTGGAGGTATTACATTACAGGGACAACACTGCCTACAGGTAATTTATTCTTTGCTTGCTCAAACAGCGTTGGTGTAAAAATCACTGACGGTTGGACAAGTGAAACAGTTCGAGATGGTGTTACTTGTTTGATATTTTCTCCATCTAATTATAACTCTTGGAGATACTTCTATTTTAACTATACTAGCAGTACAAGCACTGGCCCAGACACGCTATACGACTTAAAGAATACCATTTTGGTATTAATGCCCGATAATACTAGCTCATACTCATACGCATTCTTTTATTTCGCTAGTGCCACGGGTGGGTACTATAGTGGAAATTCTTATACCCAACGCTTTGGTACAATATCAAGGTTGCACCCAGGTTGGCCCAGTGAAGATGCCACAAGAATTTATTACTATACCGGCGTTGGATCAACTGACTCATCTGCTGTCAACAACGCAGAATTTGGCATGGCCTCTGGGTATTATGGCATTCGACCTCAAATCCAATCTAATTACGGGGATGGGGCGACAACAACACGTTATAACAATATTATCGCTGCAGACCAAGGCTTGGGCGGAAGTGTTAGTGGGAGCGGCAATTTCAATCTAACCGTAGGCACGGTGCTTGCTGCTACTACTAGGGTTATTTCTTTAACTTTGCCGACAAACGAAGCAATCACCCTCTTGAACAACAGCTATTATGCTTGCTATAGTAACTTTTTTGAATTTTCGCAGACAAAGAATTTTTCCTTTCCGTCAAATATCTACGGCCCAGCAAATTCTAGTGATATTTATGTTGCTTCCAATGGAGGTCCGTATTTTCTTCTTACTTTAGGTGGTTCCGGTTATTCGTGGAGCGCCAACCAGCTTTTGCAGCAAGATGTTAATTTGGTGGCACTAAACTGGTGGGAAAAAGTCGGCATTGATACCTTTAGTGGCTCAACTAGCAATTCAAGAAACACTCAGGCCAACTACGCCATAAATAGACTTGTGTGCGGCGGCTCTGACTATAGGAGCACAAACCCCGATTTTTTGGTAAAGGCTGGAACTTATCTGTACACTACCGGATCGACTACTGCATACGATCTCAATATACACTTCTCCACGAATGACTATGATGATATTCCAGTGGGCGCGGCCTTTTCAACGGATGACAATAATATTTACCATACGCCTATGCTATACTTTAATGACTCGACAAAAAGCAATGCGCTTTGCTTCATTAAGCCCGACGTAACAGGTGAGCATGACTACAAAAAGGCTATTACAATTCCGTGCGACCCGTATTCTTCAGGCAACACAGTAACTATCGACTTCAATGTTGAAACAACGTCAACATTTACTGATTACGTTTTTTTCTACGTTCACTATGTAAACTCAAGCGGAAGTATTGCAACCGCAACCGCTTCTTTCAATTCGGCCATAACTACACCAACTGATCAGACAATAACTCTGTCATCGGTGGGTACCAGTCACGCAAACCATATGATTGTTGAGATCAGAGTAGATACAAACACTGGACAAGGACCAAGCGGCAACGGAGAAAAACTCTGGATACACGACATCACTGCAACGGTAACGTAAGATGGCAGCGCCAGTTTTATCAGCTACTGGATGGGGCAGCGGCTTAACTGTCGGCGCGACAGGATGGGCGAGCGCCGCTGCTGCCGCTGTTGGCGTAACAATTTCCGCTCCAGCCGCTGACGTATCAATTGCAGGCTTTGCGCCAAGCCTTGTCATCTCGGCGAACATCAGCGTCCCAGCCGCTGCAACGGTCATCGCCCCGGAAGCGCCAAAGATCGTCGCAGGCTCGCGCGTCGCCGTTCCAGCAGCATCTTTATCAATAGCCGCAGAAGCGCCGCAGATCCGCTCAGGCTCGCGTGTCGCCGTTCCAGCAGCATCCCTATCAATAGCCGCAGAAGCGCCGCAGATCCGCTCAGGCTCGCGCGTCGCCGTTCCAGCAGCATCTTTATCAATAGCCGCAGAAGCGCCGCAGATCCGCTCAGGCTCGCGTGTCGCCGTTCCAGCAGCATCCCTATCAATAGCCGCAGAAGCGCCGCAGATC